GGAGAGGGTAGGCGGCCCCTCATATTCACCTAGATCTAGAGCATCACCTTCATAGCCCACGCCGTATCTCCCGAAGTTGGGATTACAGAGAAAAGCTTGTCTAGTTGCTCTCTAGTCGCCAGTGCCACTGGCGGCACGTTAAGGAAACGCGCTCTAGGTATAAAAGGTAACCTGATAACTGATTTCAGCATCTTGTGTAAGGCTCGCGCACATTTATACTTAACAGACAAAGACACGTCGGATAATTCCAACTTTGTCTTCCTAGTTACGTCTAATTGCGATCGCGTAGCCCTGTAAACAGATGCTTTAATCGTATCATACGATACCTTTTCGCGGACTACTCTATGTAGCCGGCGGGCATAATCTATTATTCCAGGCGTGAGCTTGACTACATCTACGTCAGCCTCGTCGCCCTCTGCTGCCTGGTAAGTCACTTTCTCCTCCACAAGTATTTCAACTGGGGCCCAACGTTCAGTCGAGAGGCCTCCCGCCACTACATGCGTGTGTACGGCGATGAGCAACGCCTGGTAAGGGACTCTGTATATCGAAGCTAACCTTGATATTATGCTGTCAAGCAACCTTTTGTGACCCTCGGCCGCTTGGGGACAACGCCGCGTTAACTCCTTAATACGTGTCACGGCAGCCTCAGCTGCGAGTGTGGCCCTGACCGGTTGTTGGCTCTCAACCCTCGAGTGTACTGCGGTCGCACAAGCACGGGTCGCGTACTGTGCCCCCAGACCATCACTTAATTCGAGCTTATGATCAACACGTAGAAACTCCCCAGTCGAGAACACATTACACTTAGTCGCTTGCGCGCGAGCGTTAATCCGCGCCATCCGGCTGTGTACTTGGACGACGGCCTTTGTCGTACGTACTGCTAAGAGTACATCATCACCGTTGTGTACAGAGTCCACTACCCCCGGAGCAGACAAGGCACCAGCTATATCCATATATATAAAATTGAGCGCGGTGTTAAGGAACGTAGTCAGTCTTGATCCAGACAACAATGTCCCATTGACAACATACGGAGAGCCATCACTCGGGATGACTTTGACGTCTAACAATGAATCAGCGACCCACTGGATCGCTTCAGCCTGTGCATCGCTCATCTGCCCTAAGAAAGTGTCTTTATAGGCAGTGATCACTGCCATCATGGACGCAGTTGAGTGCTGGGCATTGAAGTCATCAAAGTCATAACAACATGACTCACTGCTCTCCAGCATCATCTTGAGCCTCTTGTGAACTCGCTCAGCTTCTGCGTCCTCGCCAACTGGAAACCGGTGTTTGAAGACTTCTTCACAGTTGTATAGACCAAAATGTGCCACAGTCGCTGAGGTTAGATCCACCCCATAGATAGCGCGTTCTTTACCCCACTCATACTTTACAGACGGCCATGCTCTTACCTGTGGGGGCCGTGTGAAGAATGACTTGATGTGTTCTTTACTCATTGCGTTGAGAGTAACGAATTTCGTGCGGTGTCTGTAGTTTTCCCTCAGTATATACTGTTGATCTTCTTCATACTGTGAGTGGACACTGCCTGATGGTGACCATTCCCACCTCGCGGCCGTAAAATCATCAAGGCCCATTTTCTTGTATTGAAAGCCGTGCCGCGCCCCTGTCTTGAATATGCGCACCGCTGCATCATAGACGTCTCTCGGGTCTACGTCAATTACGTCTGGGTTGACACGGTGCTCTCTCTCCAATGACCAGTCAATCGTGCCGACACCCCTGTTAACAAGAGTCTGTAGTTCAAAAAGGTCCGTGAGGTCAACATAGTTTGCGTTTTGCAGCGCTTTCATCGGAGTAGAAGCTTTCTTCAGGTTGGACATGACTGTGTCGATGTCTCCAGTCCATACCCAGTCTGAAGTAGCGACCTGCATCGCTACCGGCAGCCTGACAGAAGCTACGTATAATAGTGCAGTGGCAGCGAAGGCCTCTGTCACCCCACCAATACGCCGCAACTTCGACAGTAACGCCAGCATTATGTACTCACGATTGCGGTCACCCGAAAACGATTCCCAAACTTCTTCTGGCCTGATATGTGTATGGTGTTCTCCTGTTATTTTGGCTCGTTCAAACTCTCCTACTCGTGGTGGTCGAGCTGTCTGCTTTGGGTAGACGCCCTTGAAGGTTGGCCTTAAGATCAACGCCGGTGTGTTACAACCATCCACATCAGAGAAATCATAATTATCAACCATTGAATACATGACTGACAATCTTTGTTTGACTAATGGGGGGAGCTGTGTTACCGGATATTCTATATCCAGATATAGTGCGTTGATCCCGCCATTTGAAACCAGCGTCACGGGTACAGAATAGTGGCCTACCCTGAAGTGTCCGACACCGGATATTTCGTCCTTTTGATCAGAGACATGGATAAGGACGTGTGTCGCCTTGTCTCTCGCACAGCTAATGATTGTAGTGGTACTGAAGCGGACCCACACTGGTACGCACGCCCGTGATAGAGGGGCAACACGGATTGGCGCTCTTCGGCCGCGTAATGCTGCCTTTCGCTGCGTGAACTCAGCTTGTGGCAGAGCCGGGTTAGAGCAATGTAATGTCACAGTACCGGCGGGCTGTGACATAACCGCCTGGTCTATCCAGGTACGGGGTCTGCGACCGCAGCTGGGGCAGGTATCTCCTCTGGTACGGGAGGGATCAGCCCACCCTGAACAGCGTTGACAAACTGAAAATCCTGCTCGGCACGCGCAATGTAACCTCTCAAGAGCTGTACGCCGGCTGGCACATCTATCTTAACATTAGTGACACCAAGAGCGTTAGCATACCCGTGAAATTCACATATCTCTGACGAATTTGTTCTGTCGCCGTCAGTAACAAGATGATGCATCGGAGTAAACGAGAACTTCAGCTTGCCCGTAAAGAATTTACTGTGTACAAGGGGTAACTCGATGAAGTGATTCGGTCTTTCTTTGAGTTTAGAAATGGTAAGCTTCTCTCCCTGTGCTGCCTGTGTCACCATCAGCGGCCATGTCCAAGAGCTCTCATTCGGTGCATAGGGGCGCTTTGCCCCCTCGAGTAGATAAGTTGACGATATTTCCACATCGTATCCACATAGACGTGCAGCCCATGCCCAGTGCCAGGCCTGGTAAGGTGTCGCATGCCACCCGAATTTGTTGCGGTGCATCGAATCGCCGTCCAGCTCGCCTTTAAGTGCAAACGGTGTTAGTCCAGGGAAGCTGTCAAGAGGGAGTAACAGAGTAGGGACACCGGCCATCGGTAAAGTCCACACTCTCAGGCAGTGGCAGTTCCTGCGTTCTATGGTCTCGTAACCAGGGGCGGGCGTCTGATACGGGGTGACAGTCTGGACCCAGGAGTCTGCTAACCTACCATCAAACGCGTCACTGTAGTACACGTAAGCCTCACTCATGCCGGACAGTGGTACTGGAATCCGGAGTGCCTCTGCCATGGCGGCTGAAAAGTGGTTCTCCATCTTCTGGAATGTTAGCTTCGATGTGTAGATGTCTCTCGGCTCTTCCTCAATGTTCAATCTGATGTTACGTATTGCCAGCCCCGTCTGATACGCTTGCGCCATTATCGAGCCCATTAATGCGATGCGTTCGAGAGTGTTGTTGATGTAACTCCACTCTTGCAGTGCTCTGTGGTTCAACAATGCTGCCTCACCTTCGTTGAAGAAAGGGAAGCGGCCTCTGGCTGACTTGAACTGTGGTATTTTGAGCTGCACCTCACGTGTAAGCCAGAGCTGCCCCTCAGCAGTGGCAGGCAGCATCTGGCACATAGCCCCACATACTAGATATAACGCCGTTGAAAATTGGTTAAATAACCTGTTCTGTCCTACGTATGCTGACAGTGCTGACCAGGCATCAGTACTATTTAACGGGGGCGGCATGTCGAGCTGCTGCTGGCCCGGTTCTGCTTGAAGCCAACCCACCATATCTACGGCGTGATCACCTCTGTACACAATACCGTTCGACAACCTTGGTGTATCGAAGTCTAGCAGGTACTTGCTCCTGCGCTTCCATGCCCCAGTCATCATCAGGACAAACAACGTCTGGCGCTGCGTCAAACTACGGCAATCTATCATTTCTGTGATTACCGCTGGAGCATACTCTGTGGTCCTCTCGAACCCCGGCCAACTGTCCTCGTCAAGATTACCCGGCCACTTAAAACCATCACCGGGCTCCTGGTTTAGTCCGGCGACCGCGTCACGATCTATACGTACATGACCATCGTTATAATGCGGCATACCTGCCTTCAAATCGCCAGTTTCACTCGCTTCTGCAAACCTTTTAAGCATAGTGTAACGCAGCATGTTGACGAGCAGGGCGACATGATTATCAGCCCATGTCCAGCGTTCAACGTTAGACATGTAAGCAGACCAGGCTTGGTTTTGCTGACCACCATGACTTTTCAGGTGTGTCGCGACAGTCGAAAAATTGATCAGCCCGTCTGGCGTTAAGAAGAGCCTACTAATGCCGTCAAAGTCACTCGGGCCCCCTTCGACGCGAGCAGTAGCGTTGCCCAGGTACGTCATCGATTGAGACATTGTCAGTGCACGGTTGAACGGGAACCCGCCATACTCTACTTGCATCATGCCGCGCACATCCAAAGTGTACTGGCCTTTCTTATTCTTAATTATTTGCCCTGGGGCAGTTAGTTTGGGATAGATGTGTTTTACAACGTTGTCCATTGTGGTTGGGTGGTTTACTTTATTTAATTTTTTCGCTACGGGGATTGGTG